ATGATATTATGGAAAACCGAAAGAGATAGATAAGATTGCAAGAATGATTTTCACTTCTACTATTCCTCTTGTAAAAAATTCACATATATAACCATCATATTTTATATATACTGACAATTTATTGCAAATTACAACATTTTTTATTTAATTAGTGTATAATAGAATATGAGGTGATAGTTAGAATGAAAAAAGTAAATTCTAAAATAAGAAAAATATTTAATGAAGATATAAATCTTCGGTTATGTAAAAAGGACACTTATGTTAATATGAAATTAAAGTTATGTAATTACATATACAACAATATGAATGCCAATGAAATAAAAAATGAAATATTAGTTATTACAAGAGAAAAAACAAAAAACAATAAAACTATATACCCATTTTTGAAACATTTAATTGATATGTCGAGTCCTATTTTGATTTCCATAATTTCATTATTAATTTCTTGTTATACAGCTGATGCTACATTATCATATGATGGAACAAATGGAATTGAAATTTCTAGTTCAATAATTGATGTTCTTAATATGGCAATTTATTTATTAATAGTGATGTTTGGATTTTTTGCTTTTATGATTTCTGTATTTTATGCTATTGATAAGTGTCAAAAATACTCCTATGAAAATAATTATATTTATAAACAGATTAAATTAGAATGCTTAAAACAAGTCCTAAATGTTAAGCTTGAAGAACTTAATAATCCAAAACAAAAAACGGATTACAATCACAAGCATTTTAAGGTAAAAGTTTCGTCAATTAAATAAACTTCCCAAAGGTTAAGCAGTGCTTAGCCTTTTTCTTTTGCATTTTAATAAAGAGAGGTGGTGGATTTGGCAAAGGGAAAATATCAAAAGTGGTTACTAAAGGAAAATTTATTATTGCTGGAGGGTTGGGCTAGAGATGGTTTAACTGATGAACAGATAGCGAAGAATATGGGTATTTCAGTTAAGACTTTATTTAACTATAAAACAAACCATTTACCGATTTTACAAGCCTTAAAAAAGGGTAAAGAAGTTGTTGACTATGAAGTTGAGAACGCTTTGCTTTCATCAGCACTAGAGGGCAATACAACGGCTCAAATCTTTTGGCTTAAAAATAGACGACCTGATAAGTGGAGAGATAAGCAGAAAGAAGAAACAGACACAACGGCACTTAATAAGCTGGATAATATTTTGAAAGAGATTAAAGATGATGCACTAAGGAGTGCAAAGAATGGGTTACACAAATAAGCAAAAAGAATATATTGTAAATGCTACCCATAGATGGAACATAAAAAGTGGTGCAGTTCGTTCCGGTAAAAGTTTTGTTGATGTTACTTTTATTATACCTATGAGAATTAGGGAGAGAATAGGCAAAGACGGACTTTGTTTTATCATTGGTGTTTCAAAGGAAACTATTGAGAGAAATGTACTTCAACCAATGAGAGAACGATATACTTCTGATGTTGTTGGAACTATCAACAGTCGCAACATTGCTAAAATCTGTGGTGAAGATGTTTATTGCTTAGGTGCTGAAAAGGTTAGTCAGGTTGCAAAAATCCAAGGTGCTTCAGCTAAATATATTTATGGTGATGAGGTAGCAAAGTGGAATGAAGATGTATTTGCTATGCTAAAGTCAAGACTTGATAAGCCTTATTCTTGTTTTGACGGTAGTTTAAACCCTGAACACCCTACTCATTGGTTAAAGCAGTTTATTGACAGTGATGCAGATATTTATTTGCAAGAGTATACAATCTTTGATAATTCCTTTTTGTCTAAAGAATTTGTACAAAACTTGTGTAATGAGTATGAGGGTACTATTTATTATGACAGATTGATTTTAGGCAAGTGGGTTCGTGCCGAAGGTGCTATTTACCGTAAATTTGCCGACAATCCAAAAGCGTATTACTGTAAATTAGTTGATAGAATTGACTTTGATTTACCATACAAACAGATACTAAAAAGCTCTTTACAAGAAGTAACTATTGGTATTGACTTTGGTGGTAATAAGTCAGGTCATGCGTTTGTTGCTACCGGTACAACTGATAATTACAGTGAGCTGGTGGCAATTAAAAGTATAAGGCACTTTGGAGAATATGATAGTAACGATTTAGACAGACTGGCTATAGAATTTGCACAGTCTGTTTTTGATATGGTAGGAAAAGTTGATTATGTTTATTGGGATAATGCCGAAACTGTTTTAGGTAGAGGTATAAAAAGAGCCTTTGAAAAGAAATTTCCTAATGTTATTGTTAGACCGGCTAGGAAAAAGCCTATACAAGACCGTATTCAATGTGCTTTGCGACTTATGGGAGCAGATAGGTTCTTTATTACTGATAGTTGTGGAAGCCTAAAAACGGCACTTACAGAGGCAGTATGGAACGATAAAAAGCTAAATGATGAAAGGCTTGATGACGGATCTACCGATATTGATAGTCTTGACGGTTTTGAGTACACCTTTGAAAGAAATATGAAAAGGTTTATAAAGGTGGGATAAAATGGGACTTATAAATTTTTTGAAAGGAGTGTGGAGCAGAGTGTTTCCAACAAAGCTAAGAAGTATTAAGAATGCACTTAATATTGATATTGCTTTAACTGATGAAATGTTAAAGTCTATTGATGTGTGGCAGAACAGTTATTCAGGCAGAGCCTTGTGGCTTGATGAATATCATGTTGTCAGTTTAAGACTTGAAAAGTCCATTGTAAGAGAATTTAGCAATGTTTCTTTGTCTGAAATGACTTCAAGTGTCAGTTACAAGCCACTTGATGAAATATACATGAAAGCAATTAGAAACATTAACACACACTTTCAAAGAGGTTTAGCCACAGGTGCTATGATTATAAAGCCTTTAGGTGGCAGTAAAGTTCAGTTTGTTTCTGCCAATGCCTTTATACCTGTTGAATATGATACTGACGGAAGACTGATTAAAGTTATATTTCCTGAATTTAAAAAGCTAGGTAACAAGTTCTATACAAGACTTGAATATCACGACCTAGATAAAGACAAGGGACTGACAATTACTAATTCTGCCTATGTGTCTGACAGTGAAAGCACATTAGGCAATAAGATACCATTAAGCAGTATTGAAGAATGGGCAGACCTAGAAGAAAGTATCACATATCCCGCAATGAATAAAACTGCTTTCGGCTATTATCGTAACCCTGTTGACAATGATATTGACGGCTCTATGACTCCTATTTCTATATTTGATTCAGCATTGCCAATTATTCAGAAAGCAGATATTCAGTTTGGTAGGCTTGATTGGGAGTTTGAAAGTGGAGAAAGAGCTATACATATTGATGAATCAGCACTAAAAGGTAATAGAGTAGCAAAGTTAAATAAAAGGTTATATCGTAGTGTTGACCTTGATGATAATGAGGGAATTCTACAGGACTATTCACCGACAATCAGACAAGCCGATATAAAGGCAGGACTAGAGGAATACAAAAGAGAAATTGAGTTTTCTGTTGGTCTTGCTTATGGTGACTTGTCCGATCCGGCAACAGTTGCAAAAACTGCAACGGAAATTAAGTCGGCTAAAGACAGAAAGTACAACACAGTTAATGCAATCCAGGAAAATTTAAAGGACTGTATGGAGGACCTTGTATATGCTTTAGCCTTTTATAACTCAATGACTACAAGTGGTTACAAGTTTGTTTGTGACTTTAAAGATAGCATTAAAACAGATGAAGAAACAGAAAGAAAGCAAGATATACAGGACCTTAACCTAGGTATCCTAAGACCCGAGGAATACAGAGCAAAGTGGATGGGTGAAGACATTGATACAGCCTTACAGAACCTACCACAAAAAGCTGAGGTGATAGAATGAGTAGTTCAATTATTATTACAACAATTATTTGTGTTACAGTTATTGTACTGGCTTTTATGGGTAAAGATTAATGCAAATTACTGAGAAGGATATAGAGTCTGTTCCTCAGCCTATTGTGAGCCTTTTTAATGACCTGGAACAAACTATTATGCTTGACATTATTAGACGGTTACAAGCTAATAATAAGGAGATTACAAGGTCAGCAGATTGGCAAATTAACAGACTTTATGAATTGGGAAAAAGTAAAGAAGAAATAAAGAGTTATATCAAGAACACCTTGAACCTATCTGATGAACAGATAGACAAGGTGTTTTCTAATGCTATAAGAAGTGGTTATACAAGAGATATAAGCCTTTATGAAACAGTAGGTAAAAGTTTCATACCATATGAAGATAACTTACAACTTCAACAACTTGTTACATCAATGATAACTCAGACTAAAGGAGAGCTAAAGAACATTACCGGTTCTTTAGGCTTTGCACTTAGAGAGCCTAACTCAACTAAGCTAACATATACACCACTTACAGACTACTACCAAAGCACTCTTGACAAGGCAATAACTCAGATTGCAACAGGTCATTTGATTACAATACTGTACTGAGAAATACAGTGAAAGAAATGACTAACTCAGGACTAAGGTACATTGACTATGATAGTGGTTACAGCAGTAGAGTATCGGTAGCAGTAAGGAGAGCAGTCCTTACAGGTTATAATCAGGTAGTGGCAAATATCAATGAGAGTAATGCAGAAAAACTTGAAACAAACTATTTTGAAACTACTTATCATAGTGGTGCAAGACCTACCCACCAACCTTGGCAAGGTAGGGTGTATAGCAAGGAAGAGTTAGTTTCAGTTTGTGGACTGGGTACAGTAACAGGGCTTTGTGGTGCTAACTGTTATCACAACTATTATCCATTTATTAAGGGTGTATCGGAAAGGACTTATACAGATGAAGAACTAAACCGAATGAACCAAGAAGATAATGAGAAAAGAGAGTTCAGAGGTAAAAGCTACACAAAGTATGAGGCTCTGCAAAGACAAAGAAAACTAGAAACCATAATGAGAGCAGAAAGACAAGAAATAAAACTGCTTACAGAGGGTGGTGCCGGTGAAGATGACATAATGTCAGCTAATGCAAGGTACAACAAGACATCAGACGAATATGCAAGACTTTCAAAGGCTATGGACCTACCACAACAAAGACAAAGAGTAAATATTGATGGACTGGGAAACATAGGTGCTAAGCTAGATAAAAGTAGTAAGGTGGCTAAGAGTAATGACACAAAGACTACCGGCAATGGTGTACATAAACTTTCTGATTCCGGTGACAACACCAACTTTGAAAAAACTATACAAAACAGTAAATCAAATATTGAAAAAAGTAACGATAGTGGTATAATAGAATTTGAGAAAGGTGTAACTAAAGATTTTAAGAAAATCTTTAATACTGAATATGAGAATATGCAACAGAAGTTTGGAAACATATCTACCATATCTTCTGTTGGTGTTCTTAGAGATAGTAATTTGAGTACATATGGCTCATACAATGATAATTCAAGAGAATTAGTGTTAAGATTTGCTAATAAGAAAAGTTTTGTATCAGAACACACTAAAAAAGCAAAGAAAATGAACAAGTCCGGTGAATGGTCAACTGCACATTATTTACACGCTATAAGGCACGAAATAGGTCATGCAATTCAGCTTGAGCATAAACTGAATGACCCATTGTGGAATGAAAAATTAAAAGCAATACAGGATATAATGCGTTCATTACCTGAATATGATAACAATAAATTTAAAGGTAAATATACCGTATCAAAATATGCTATGCAAGATATAAATGAATTTATATCTGAATGTATTGCAGAAAGTATGAATAAGAAGGCAAAATACACATCTAAGCAAGTTGCAAATATCATTAAGGGGGATAAATAATTATGACTGAGATATTTAATAAGTATATAAAATGGTCTCATTTGGATAATACTTGTCATAGACGGCTAAATAAAGATGCCCCGGAATACATTAAAGATGAAGTAAGAAAACTTGATGATGAGTATTATAAAAAAACAGGAAGGCATAAAATGATTGTTGATTATGATGATGAATAACGATTGTCTAGACTATTAGTTTTTATACTTTTTATATTTCGTGACAAAATACTGCTACTTAAGCACTTTACATTTTGTAAGGTGCTTTTTTTTATACCCAAAATTACAAATATTGACCGTTCCTAAGTCGTTAAACTAAGGATAGAAAGAGGTGCTACCTCGTTAAAAAGCGTATCGAAAGGAGCTATTATGCAAAGAGAATTTTTAGAAGATTTAGGACTTGATAAGGATATTATTGATAAAGTTCTGAATCAGTACAACCAAGATTTAGAAAAGGCTAAACAACCACTTATTGTGGAAAGAGATAGCCTAAAGGACCAGCTAGAGACTGCACAAGATGCACTAAAAGAATTTGATGGGGTGGATGTTAAGGACTTACAAGGTAAAATTGATAGTCTTAACATAGAACTTGCAAACAAGGACAAAGAGTACAAGGATAAAATTGCAGATATGGAGTTTACTTCTGTACTTGATACGGCTTTATCAAAAAGTGGTGCAAAGAACAGTAAAGCTGTTAAGGCTTTGCTTGACCTTGACAACCTTAAAACATCAAAAAATCAAGCAGAAGATATTGAAAAGGCTATCAAGGATGTAAAGACAGAAAATGACTACATGTTCAAGTCAGATGAGCCTTTCAAAAATCCGGTAAAGAACACCGGTAACACAAATATTAAACCTGACTCAATGTCAGCCATTAGGTCTGCTATGGGTTTAGGTGAACCAAGAGAAAATAATTAATTAAGAAAAGAGGTTTTATTTTATGGCAAATACTATTGAATTAGCAAAATCCTATGTGCCACTTCTTGATGAAGTGTATAAAAATGCTGCACTTACTTCTGATTTAGACGGTGCGCCAGAACTTGCAAAAGACGGTGCTAATGCTAACGAAATGATTATTCCAATGATTGAAATGGACGGTCTTGCTAACTATGACCGTAACAGTGGTTATATTAAAGGTGATGTAACTATTAAGAATCAGACCGTAGCTTGTAACTACGATAGAGGCAGAAAGTTTATTGTTGACAGTATGGATAATATTGAAACTGCCGGTATTGCCTTTGGCAGACTTGCAGGCGAGTTTATCCGTACTAAGTTAGTACCTGAACTTGATGCATTTAGATTTTCTACATACTCAGGTATCAAGGATATTTCTTCTGCATATGGTAGCCTTTCTACAGGTGACAGTATTATCAAGGCTCTTCGTACTGCTACTGCAAAGATGGATGATGACGAAGTACCTACAGATAACAGAATTCTGTACATCCGTTCAGACCTTTACGGTGTAATTGATGATATGGATACAACAAAGTCAAGAAAGGTACTTGAAAGATTTTCTAAGATTGTTCCTGTACCATCATCAAGATTTATGACTAACATTACACTAAAGGACGGTAAGACCAGTGGTCAGGAAAAAGGTGGCTATGCTAAGTCAGCTAAATCTGTTGATATTAACTTTGAGATTATCCATAAGTCAGCAGTAATCCAGTACACCAAGCACAAAGTACCTAAGATTATTGACCCTAACGCAAACCCTGATGCAGATGCATGGACTTTTGGTTATCGTAATGTTGGTATTGCTAGGGTGTATCAGAACAAAGTAGCAGGTATCTACTGTCACACAGTAACACAGAACACAGCTACTCAGTCAGTATCTGTATAAGAGGTAAAGCAGTATGATGATTTATGCAAATATGGATTTTTATAAAAATAAATATCAAGGTGCAGTCATTAATACTGCTAACCCTTATGTTTATTTCCGTAAAGCAACTAACTATATTAGGCACTATACTTGTGACAACATTGATGAGGGCGATATACCTGAACAAGTAAAAATGTGTTGTTGTGAAGTAGCTGAACTGCTTTATAATGCTGAGCAAAATAGTAGTAACTATGTAACCTCTGACAAGACAGGTGATATGTCAGTTACATATGAAAGTACAGAAAGCCAAAGACAGGTTTTGTCAAAGAAAATTAAGTCTGTAATTTATATGTGGCTAAGTGGTACAGGCTTACTGTACAGAGGTGTAAAGTGATTACTAATTTTAAATGTACAATATATCATTTTAATGGGGTGGGGTACAGTAAGTTTTATGTACCCCATTGTCATTGGCAAGAGAACAAGGCAAGTAATGTTATGAAAAGTGGTTTACAGAATGCTGACAGTGTAACTGTATATATACCACTTGATAGCCTTGTAATTACTCCTAGCAGTAGCTTGTTACCGGCTAATGATGTTTTCCCAGGAATGAAGATTGTGCCTAAGAAACCCTCACAAGACCTTATTGTAAAAGGTTATTGTGACTTTGAATTTAATAATACCGACCAAATGACAGTATCGGAAAGTATGAAGGAGTTTAACAAGTCTTTTAGTTACAACACTATTATGTCAATAGACATCAAGGACTATGGTGCTAAAAGGTTACAACACATCAAGATTAGTGGAAAGTAGGTGAATGTATGATTATTAGTCAGCCACAAGACAGCACAATAAACACACCTAACGGAAGTTTAAATTTTAAATGGCGTAGTGACTTTGGTTCTTTAACTGAAAAGGAATTCCAAAAGGCACAAAGGTTTGTAGACAATGAAGTTATAAGGCAGATGATACCATACACACCTATGGATACAGGCTTTCTGTTTAAGTCTACCACAGTAGGTACAGTTATAGGTAGTGGTAAGGTTGTACAGTTAGGACCTTATGCAAGGTATTTATACTATGGTGTTGTTTATGGTCCTAATATTCCACTATACAAGAACGGTGAATTGGTAGGCTTTTACAGTCCACCAAAAAAATACCCTACCGGTAGAGAATTAAAGTATTCAACTGCTAAGCACCCTCTAGCCGGTAAAATGTGGTTTGAACGAATGAAAAAGGATAAGGAAGATGTTATCCTGAACGGTACTGCAAAAATTTTAGGTGGTAATGTGAAATGAACATAATTGAAGTAGTAAAGTCAGCTTTGCAGAGTTTTCCACAAATTAATGAAGTGTGTAATGAAATCTCTATTGACTTTACAGATGATACAATTGATAGTTACGGACTATCTTCAACAGGTGATACATTGCTAAAAGAAGATATTTTAGGTAATCAGAAAAGACAACATAACTTCATTCTGTATGCAGTGTATCAGTCCGTTAATGACTATGACAGAATGGTAAATACAGGTGCTTTACTCTCACTTCAAATGTACCTTGAACATTTTGCAGATAATCAAGAAGTTACTGTCAAGGTGGGTGACAAAGAGTATATAGGCACTCTAACAAAGTTAACTTGTTCAAATGGTATGATTTACGAAATACCAAATGGCAATATGAATAACGGTGTGGTATATCAGCTACAGATTATATCACAATACAAAATTGATTTTTAATGAAAGAAGGTAATATTATGGCAAGTGCAACACCAGACATTGGTAAGCTAAAGAGAAGTTATTTATTGCATTACATTGACGCTAGTTTTGGCAGTGGTGAAAGTCCAGCATGGTTTCTAATTGGTAAGGATATTGAGGAACTTTCTGTTGAACTTAATCCAGATACAGAACAAGTGAAAAATATCCTTGACGAAACAGTAACCCACGATAACGGATATGAGCCATCTATGTCAGCAGATACATATTACGCTAACACAGATGATAAAATTTATCCTAAGCTAAAGGATATTGCCCTTAACCGTATTACTGGTGAAGGTTGCAAAACTAAGGTCCTTGAAGTCCTTATTGACAAGAAGACAGGTCCTTATGATGCGTGGATGGAAGATTGTATTGTTAAGCCACAGAGCTATGGTGGTGGTCAAGGTGGAGTTAATATTCCATATGATGTTAGCTTTGATGGTAATAGACAAGTAGGCACAGTTGCAATCACTAACAAGGTACCAACCTTTACTGTTACTAAATAAGAGGTGATTATATGACAAGTTTGAAGTTTGATGACGGTTACAAGGAATATTCCATCAATGGTGACGAAAGCAGAGTTATTCGTATAAATACAACTGACTTTGCTATTTTTGATAGAATTAAAAAGGCTATGAGTAACATTGATGATATTTCAAAGGAATATAAAAATGCAGAGCCTAAAACAGATGATGAGGCAAATGAACTATTTGTTTCAGCCGACAAGAAGGTAAGAGAACAGATTAATTATATCTTTGATTCTGATGTATCTTCTGTTGCGTTTGGCAATACTAACTGTTTCTCTATTGTGTTTAGCAACAAGCAACCTCTATTTTACAATTTTCTTAATGCTATTATTCCTACAATCCGTTCAGATATTGAAAAGGTTATGACTAGTCAAAACAAGAATGTTGCTAAATACACCTCACAGCTAAAATGATAGGACTACTTCCAAAGTCATTAAATATTGACGGTAAGGACTATGAGATTAACTCAGACTATAGAGTAGCACTCCTTATTTTTCAAGCCTATAGCGACCCTGAACTAAATGACATTGAAAAGTCTAGGGTGTGTATAGAGTGTTTGTACAAGGAAATACCAAAGGATTTAAACAGGGCATTAATAAAGGCTATGTGGTTTCTTGATGGTGGCAATATACCAAAGTCAAAACAAGCACCAATTAGGATTATGGATTGGGAACAAGATGAGAGCATAATATTTCCGGCTATTAATAAGGTAGCCGGAAAAGAGGTGAGAAGTCTTGAATATATGCACTGGTGGACTTTCTTAGGTATGTTTGGCGAAATTGGTGACGGCCTTTATTCTCAGGTAATGAACATCAGAGCTAAAAAGGCTAAACATAAAAAGCTAGATGATTGCGAAAAGCAATTCTATAGAGAACACAAGGAACTTATTGACCTATCATATAAACCAACCTCACAGGAAGAACAAGAAGATTTGGACTTTATTAATAGTATTATTTAATAAAATTCTGTGAAAGTTGTTGACATTTACATATTTTTGTTATATTATGTAAGTAAATTTTACAAAATGTGAGGGAAGTTCAAATGGATAATCAAACACAAAATCAAACTAACAATGTAAATACAACTACACAGCCACAAGAGAATACAAAGTTCTGTAAACATTGTGGTGGCAAGATTGCAGAAAAAGCAGTAATTTGCCCTTTATGTGGTTGTCAAGTTGAGGAAATCGGTAACAATCAAAATAACCAACAACCTATTGTTATTAATAATACTAACAATAACACAAGTGCTGCATCAGCTACTGCTGTCGCTGGTGGCTATGGTGGTAGAATGAAGAATAAATGGGTTGCCTTATTCTTATGTATTTTTCTAGGTGTACTTGGTGGACATAAGTTCTATGAAGGTAAGGTTGGTATGGGAATACTTTACTTATTCACTGGTGGACTATTTTGTATAGGTTGGATTATTGATATTATTGTACTACTAACAAAGCCAAATCCTTATTTTGTGTAAATTAAAAGCCACTCCATATGGGGTGGCTATTGTAATTAAAAATTTAATATGATATAATTCTTCTGGATAAGACAGACCTAAACGGTTGGTGGTTAAGTCTTGCCCCTAGTTGGGGGTGTTGCAAATGGAGTACATAACTTTAATTCTTATTATCGTTTTATATACAATTATTGCACTAAAAAAGAAATAGCCACCCTACCTGCGAAGTTTGGTGGCTAAATCTTTAGCTAATAAAATTTTCAAGGGGCTAACCACTTATGGGTTTGCCTTATCTACTTTTATTATATCATAGTAGTTTAAGTTGTCAAGTATGTATGTACTTGACCTTTTTTATGCGTACATCAAGTGGTGTACGCTATTTTTATACCCATTTTTAAGAAAGGGGGGAATAATATGGCAACTGACGGAAGTATTATTTTTGACACAAAAATTGATGTTGACGGCTTTAATAAAGGTACAAAGAACCTATCTTCTAAAGTCATTGACCTAAAGAACAAGGTTAATCAGACCACAAGAGAAATTAGGTCTTTACAATCAGAGCTTGAAGAAATGGCTGATACTCATATCAAAACAAACATTTCTAATGGTATTGAAAAGGATATTGCGAAGGCTAAAGAACAACTAAAGTCTTTATATGCCAAAGCTGATGAAATAGGTAACTCAAAGCAAAAGAACTTATCAGACTTAGGTTTAGGTACAGAACACCTTGACAGTATGTTAAGTAATGATAAGGATTGGAACAAAGTTCAACAACAAATTACTGAAACTGAAAACAAGCTAAATGAATACGAAACAAAGTTAAAAAGTGTTCAGTCTGCCGAAAACTCAACTACCGGCAAGGATACAGCAGAATATAAGGAAAAGCAAGAAAAGCTAACTAGACTTAATGAACAACTGAATACTTATAAAGCTAGATTAGTTGAAACCGAAAGTAAAGAGAAGAAAGAAAAGGAAAGCACTAGCCTTATAACAAAAGGCTTTAAAAAGTTTAAAAGTGTTTTATCATCAGTTTCAAAGACTTTAGGTGGTGCATTAAAGAATGGACTTTCTAAGGCTAGTAGCTTAATTAAAAAGGTTGGCAGTAGTGCAAAGAAATCATCATCACAAGCTGGTTTCTTTTCTAAATCTCTGAGAATGCTGAAACAAGCACTTGCAGGTATGCTACTGTATCAAGGCATATCAAAGATTTTTGATGCAGTAAAGGAAAGTATGGGCAATCTTTCTCAGGTTTCACCGGAAGTCAATACAAACCTATCTACTTTAATGTCAAGCCTTACACAGTTAAAAAACACTTTTGCTACTGCATTTGCACCAATACTTTCTGTAGTAACACCTATTCTAAATTCCTTTATTCAATTATTAACTGGTGCAGTTGATAAGGTAGCTCAGTTTATGTCTGCTTTAACTGGTAGCACAACATATACTAAAGCTACTAAGGTTCAGCAAGACTATGCAAAGAGTGTGGCTGATACAACAGAAAATACAAAAGAGAACACCAAGGCTACAAAAGAAAATCAAAAGAACCTAGCTGGATATGACCAGTTAAATGTTATGGAACAAAGTTCTAATGATGATACAAGTAGTAGCAAAAAAGCAGATAATGCCTTGTCACCTAAGGATATGTTTAAACAAGCCAATATTAGTAGCTCTATTAGCGACTTTGCAAAGCAGGTAAAGGACTTGTTTGCTAAAGGGGACTATAGTGGCATTGGTAAACTTATTTCAAGTAAAATCAATTCAGCTTTATCCTCAATAGATTGGAAGTCTATCCGTGGAAAGGCTAAGGATTGGGCAAAGAATATTGCAGACTTTTTCAATGGTGCAGTAAAAGGACTTAACTGGAATTTGGTAGGTTCAACCTTTGCAAATGGTTTAATGACTATTTTTGACTTTGCTAATACATTCCTTACAACCTTTGATTTTTCAGCATTAGGTGAAGGTCTAGCTAATGCTCTAGCCGGATTTTTCCAAACAATGGATTGGGCAGTAGTGGGACAAACCTTTGCTAATGCCTTTATGGGAATATTTAATTTCTTATATTCCTTTTTAACAACCTTTGATTTTACTGCACTTGGAGAGGCTTTTGCCACAATGTTTAATAATTTCTTTACCACTATGGATTGGACAATAGTAGGTGGAACTCTTGGTGCTGGTATTCAAAGTATTATTTCATCAGCTTTTGGTTTTGTTGAAAGTCTTGATTGGTCAGAACTTGGTACATCTATATCTGACTTTATCAATGGCTTTTTTAATGAAATTGATTGGTCAATGGCTGCTAAAACTATTTCAGATGGTGCAGTAGGTCTTATCACTACTTTAAGAACTGCGATAGCTAATACAGATTGGGAACAAATCGGTGAAGATATAGGTACTTTCCTTGCTAATATTGACTGGTGGGGTATCATAACCGGTCTAATAGATTTGATTGGTAGTGCAGTTGACGGACTTTTTGATTTAGTTATCGGATTTATCAAGGGACTAGGCTTTGCAAAATGGTTAAATGATAATTTAGGTATAGATTTAGTAGGCTGTTTTGAAACTGCTAAAAACATTTTTGGAGGTTTAATTGATTTTATCTCTAATGTGTTTAAGGGTAATTGGAGTGATGCTTGGGAAAGCATTAAGTCAGTATTTGATAGTGTATGGAAGGGTTTATTTAATCTTGTTAGAATTCCTATCAACTGGATTATTGATGGTATTAATTTTCTATGGTCGGGCATCTATAGTGCAGTTAAAGGTATTGTTGATACGATAGGTTCTGTTGCCGGTGCTATCGGTGATGTGTTTGGTCAAGACTGGCATTTTTCTATGCCTGATGAACCACCATTAATCCCTCATGTTCCGGCTTTAGCTACCGGTACAGTAGTACCGGCTAATTACGGTGAGTTTCTTGCAGTATTAGGCGATAACAAAAGAGAAACAGAAGTTGTTTCCCCATTATCAACAATGAAACAAGCATTTTTAGAGGCTATGGCTGAGGGTAACTTTGGTGGTAATGATAAGGATATTAACCTTACCATTAATCTTGATGGTGAAGTTATATTCAAAGGAATGGTTAATAAGGACAGTGACTACCGTAAAAGGTTTGGTAAGTCTGCATTTGCATAGGTAGGTGGTTTTATGGCTAATTTCGATTTTGATAAATTTAACGGTACTCTAATTTATATTGGTAAAGCAGTAAACGCAAGTGAAGTTGATTATACACCATTCCCACACGACCTGATGGCTAAGGAATCATATCAATCAACACCACTACAAAGAACTGAACTAAAAGCCTATAGAGATACCAAGAATGAGTTACATAGAGTCACCTCACCAAACTATAAGTCTAAAATAGTGTTTCAGACAATACCACTTCACCTAAAACAACTAAAGTCAATCAGGAAAACACTTAACAATGCTTTTATTCACAAGCAACAAAGAAAGCTATATGTAATGTATTGGGATGAAGAATTAATGAAGTATCGTAAGATGGTTTGTTATATGCCTGATATTACATACACAACAAAAGTTATTAAGGGTACAGATATAGAGTACAAGGCTCTTGAACTTACCTTTATTGAGTATTGAGGTGATGTAATGATTACAGTAGATAGCAAAATCAAGGACCATATTATTAATGACCTTGTGGAAAATACAGTTGAAATTCTTTTTCCCAACAACTCAGATATAGCAACAATCACAATGGATAATATTGTTGAAGAAAGTATGACCCTCAAACAGTCAATATGCAGTGAAAGTACATTGAAGTTTGGGGGTTGCATAGCCTCTGAGTTTAATATTTCAGTTTGTGATACTGATGACAGAACTTTTGGCAACAACATAAAGGGTAAATGGATATATGTTAGACTAACTCAAAGTTATCTAGGTGACTATATCTATCCGTCAAGTACTCTGTACCCATCAGCTAAAATCTATCCCGGTAGGCAGGTACAGGAAAAAACATGGAATTTGTTTTGTGGTTATGTTGATAAATTTCAGCGTGATGGAGATGATAAACACATTTATAAACTTACTGCATATGACTATATGGCAAAGCTGAACCAAAAGGATGGAACAAAAAGTTTATTTGAAGAATGGCAGAATGCTACATTCAGACCACTAGGAACTATAATGTCTGACTTTATTAAATTAACTTATCATCCATCAGTAAGCGAAACATCAGGTATTTTAACAAACACTTTTAGTACCAATGGAGTTAAGTACAAAATATATAATTATAAAACTAGGAATGGCCACTGGTTATTGGACAAGAACAATCTAGTAACATCCGGTAGTGTATTAAGGGATTGTTGCGAAATGATAGGTGTATTTGGTTTTATATCTCCTTTTTCTGATGCATTAGAGAAGAAAGGAGATACTGTAAAAGGCAATTTTAGGTTGGTTTATATATCACCTACAGACTCACCTGAAGTATATGACTTTTATGAGGATTTAAGCTATGAGGATTACATAGTAAAGGGCTATACTGATTTTAAATGGAAGTATGGTGGAAATCTTGACGGAAAGACAACCGAAAAAGAAACTACATTTAGACCGGGCAATACGGAAATACCGGACAATGAAACAAAAGTATATGACTTAACGAAAAATGTAATTTGTTGGCAGAATGAAGATATGAATACATCTAATTGGCATATACTTAATGACTTGTACAATTACAAGAATAATAAAGGTGACCCTAGTGACATTACAAAAAGGTTCTATAACTGTAGTTACACCCCATTTACTGCCACAACAGATGGCAGACCTTGGGTACAGGTTGGGGACAATGTACAGTTCAATGTGTATGAGACTGATGTAAACGGTGCTCCACTTTACGAAAACGGTAAACAGAAAATGACAATAGTTAGCAGTGTAATCTTGTCAAGAACCCTTAGTGGTATTCAAGCCTTGACAGATACACTAGAGGCGAAAGGAGAATTATAATGAGCTATAAAAAAGTAGGTTGGGAAGATGCCCCATCATCAAACACACCGATTTTATCGGTTAGTTTGAACCAAATGGATGACGGTATTGAAAAAGCAAACAAAGGCATAGTCTTTAGCTACTCTGCAACCTTCACTTCTGATGGTGTGCTAAAGAACACAACATCAACGGAAGCATTAGGTGCAGGAAGTTTTGCGACAAATCAGACAGATATTGTAACAGCATTTGTTGCAGATAATGTTACAAAAATTAATAATGGTGCTTTTAGTGGATGTACCTCACTAAAGACAATTTATATTGATAACACAGTTGGCAATGTTGAAATTGTAAGTGGTGCAGTACCATCAGGCGTTAGTATTGTTTACTCAAATGATGAAAACTTCATCAATGTAAATGAACTATTAGCAAGTGCTATTAAGTCGCTGAAGAAACAAGTAAATGCAGATAAGTCTGATTGGGAGAACAGAGCAACAAGTATTGAAGCTCAGCACAAAACAGATGTACAAACTTTAAACGCTAATATTAGTCAGGTTGCTGACAATTTACAGATTGTCAAAGAAACAGCACAACGAGAAATTGCAACAACTAATACGAATGTAAATGGCAAGGAAAGCCTATCTAATAAGGTTGATGTGATTACACACCCTAGCACAAATACTTATCCTAGCGTAAAAGGTGTGTGGGATTTTGTTGAAACAAAGTCAGAACAACCACGTGCAGACATTGCACAGAACAAAGCTGATATTGTTGTATTGAAAGTAGATAAAGTTGATAATACAGACTTTAATGCATACAAGACAAGCAACGATACGGCAGTAAAGCAGAACGCTACAGACATTGTACAACTTAAAGCAGATGTTTTACAAAACGCTATTAAAGTTACAACAGATAAGTCAACTAGCATTGTACTTAATGATAGTAGTGATTGTAACATTGTTAATTTGATTTGTGATGAAAAAGATGACAGTAAGCAAATAGCTTTCTACAGAAAAAATCTATTTGATTTTAGTGTTTGTAAGGTAAATACAAACGATTCAGCAACTATCAATAGTTTTGATAGAGATAATTGTAAAATAGATTTTACAACAGATGAATCTAAAGTAAGCTCTGGAATTTATTTAACGCATGTAGATTTAAATGTGTTCACTAAAGGCTATGGTGTAGATTATACAAAGTTAGGTGGTAAACCGGTTGCATTGTCATTTGATATTCAATCGGACATTAATTGCAGAATTGGAGTGCAGTTTACAAAATATAGTTACAACTACTTTGATATAACACCAGAAAAACAAAGAATTGTTGTTACAGACACAGTTGATATTAATAAGCTAAATAAAGCTCTTTGTTTTTACACTAATAAAACAAAAGCTAATATTACAATCAGCAACATACAGATTGAGGTTAATAATACTGCTACAGATTATGAAGATTGTGATTATCAGAAAGTTACTTTAACTGATACTGATGTAAACTCATTGCATACATACTACCCAAGCACAACTGTTATTAGTGACAGTGATTTTATCTTAACTTATATTACCGACCCTAAAAATTATATAGACAGTAAAGTTAGTTAAAATCACTAGTACAATAATATTTCATAAAATGTAATACCATTGGAACAGAAAAATCAAGAATAAAAAGTTCCCATTT